AACACCCAAGTCGTACCTAGACCTGTGGACCCAAGTCGGTATACTGGATTTGGGCCAACGACTCGGGAAATCGATGACTTCCTACAAGGAGAAGTTCTTCGAGCCAGATACAAGGGATCGCAGGACAGGGATGGTCTGGAGTTGGAAGCTAAAGCCAAACGCAAAGGAGCAGATTGACGCCCTGATTGGGGACATATGCGTGTCCCTGCGCAAGGAGGACTATCTGACCATGCCACAGCGGCAGGACGTCGTGCACACCATTGAGTGGGAGAAGGAAGCCAAGCAGGCCTACAACACCATGCGCAAGAACATGGTGTTGCAAGTTGAAGAGGATATTCTCACAGCGGCGTCTGCCGGCGTGCTCACGGGCAAGCTACTGCAAATGACCGCGGGGTCTATCTACTCAGAGACCAAGGAGGTGGTGCACATCCACGACACCAAACTGGAGTACCTGACCGACATGTTGGACGACACGCCGACCATTGTGTTCTACAACTTTAAGCACAGCCTAAAACGGCTTCAGGGCGCTTTTCCTGACGCGGTGCTACTCAGCCCTGACGACGAGAAAACAATCGCCCTGTGGCGCTCTGGTAAGGTCTCAGTGCTACTGTGCCACCCTAAAAGCGTGGGCATCGGACTGAACCTACAGTGCAACGTGGGCGACACGGCGCAGATCGTTTGGTTCGACCTGCCATGGTCCAGTGAAGACTACCTACAAGCCAACGCGCGCCTGTTCAGACAGGGGCAAGAAAAGCCTGTGATTATTCATCACCTGACCATGCAAAAAAGTATTGACAGTCAGGTCATGGACGTGCTAGAAGGGAAGATCGACATGCAAAACGCGTTAATGAACGCCCTCAAACTACAATGATCAAAGTAAACGCCACAATTCGCAGGCTTTCAGACGAAGAGCCGGATCCTATCGAGCACGAGGATTCGTCCTCCGAGCCCACGATGAACGGCATGGGGTGGGCGCCATGGGACGCGGACACCGTACAGGACGTGTACAACGTGGTGTCTGAAAAATTGTCGGCGCAACAAAGGGAAATCATTGAGGCGCATTTGTCTGGGTATAACTACCACGATTTAGCGGTGACAGAGAAGTACTGGCGCTACCACTACGGGGCGGCAATTGCAAAAATACGAAAGGAGTTAAAATTGTGAACGGGTACATAGTAGAATACGTTAACCAAGGGTGGCCAACAATAGACGTCCAAATTGACGCCAAACACCCCATGTTCGAGAAAGGTCAAGACGTGCTGTCAATCTGGCACTTTGAGAACGAAGAAGAGCATGATTTCATACTGCGGGATTTACGCAGGTTTCGAGAACAGCAAACTAAAGGATTAGCATAATGTCAAATGAAGCAACAAATTTATTAGCATCTTTGGGCGTAAAACCAAAAGAGCAACGCATTCAGGAAATGGCCGGAGCGGTGACAAGATTAGTGGTAAACGAGGCATTGCGTGAGGCAAAGGCCCGTGCGCAGGTGCGTGACGCAAATACTCAGGTGCAGAAGGTCGAAAAGCCCTCTCAAAATGGGTAATTCTATATAGGAAAGGCTTTTTTAGGCCTTGAATATAAGGTAACACCATGTCAACCAAATCCAAATACGAGTTTAAGCCGGAGATGTGCGACCAACTGATAGAGTTGGGTAAGACAGGCGCGTCTCAAAAAATGATGTTTGCAAGCATTGGAATCACTTCCGGCGCCGCGCAGACGTTCAAGAAAAACCACCCAGAGTTTGCGGAAGCACTGGACATGGCTGTCACCCACAGCCAAAGCTTCTGGGAGACCATGTTATTGGCCAACGTAGAAAACAAGGCCTTTAACAGCAGGGTGGCAGAGATCGCGCTGAGAGGCCAATTTGGCGACACGTACCGCGAAGACCGAAACAGCAAAGTCGAGGTCAAGGCTGACATTGTGTTGGATTTTTCTGGTGCAGTTACCGACCTAATTACGGCGCTCAAAAAAGCGGCGTAACATATCGTCGGTAGTTGTTAACAACTGCCGACATTTTGTAAGCCCCGAGAGGGGCTTTTTCACCTTTGCATAAAGGAGAGCATCATCGCTACACACGCACTACTCAGTGCCTCAGGGTCCAAACGTTGGATGTCTTGCACACCAAGCGCGCGACTAGAGGCCGTACTCCCCGAACCTAAACGAAGATCAGGCGCGTTTGACTTCAGCCAAGAGGGCACCACAGCCCACACCATGGCAGAGGCCAAGCTACGCCGGCAGTTTGGTCAGATAACGGCCAAGGAGTACAACGAGGCCATTGCAGAGGTCAAGGCAACACCCTACTATGACGAAGAGTTTGAGGCGTACGTAGACAACTACGTGCTTTACGTTCGTTCGCAAATTGGTGAGGGCGACACACCTTACTTTGAGCAACGGGTGGACTTCAGCGAGTGGGTGCCAGACGGCTTCGGCACAGCCGACGTGGTCATAATGAGTGACAGCAAGGTGAGGGTGATTGACCTGAAGTTTGGCAAGGGTGTGGCGGTGGACGCCGAGGACAACCCACAACTGAGGCTGTACGCCCTTGGTGGTTGGTACAAGTACAAGGACGTGCACCCAAACATTACCCACGTTGAATACACGATCCACCAACCCCGCAAGGACAGCATCACCACTGAAACGGTGACGCTAGAAAGTTTGCAGGATTGGGCCGAGCATGTAGTGAAACCCAAGGCCAAGAAGGCGTATGCCGGCCAAGGGGATTTTGTGGCAGGAGATCATTGTCAGTTTTGTCGAGCAAAGGCCCAGTGCCGAGCCCGAGCAGACTTTAACAATGTGGCCGCGGCGGCTGATTTCAAGGCGCCTGCGCTCTTGTCAGACAGCGAGTTGGCAAAGGTACTCACAGACGCGGCAAAGACACGCAAGTGGCTTTCTGACGTTGAAGATTACATGTTGACACAGGCCACAGACCACGGCATAATGCCCACTGGTTACGAGTTGGGGCAGACAAGCACAAACCGTAAAATAGAGGCGCAAGAAGATGCTGTGAAAAAGTTACAGAAAGCTGGAATTGATGATATATTCACCACACCCAGTTTAAAATCTGTGGCACAATTGGAAAAGCAGGTAGGCAAGGGGCACCTCCAAGATATTCTTGGTGACCTGATTGTCAAACCTGAAGGCGAGCCGAAGTTGGTCCCGTCAAAAGTGAAAGAAGAGTTTGGGTCTTGAGAGCCACCTATTTTAAAGTGCTCTCGAATTAGTAAACAAGGAGGCCAAGATGGCCAAGAACGAAAAAGTGGTTACCGGTAAAGTGCGTTTTTCTTATGCTAACGTGTTTAAGCCCGTTGCAAGCGAAGAGGGCAAAACTCCCAAGTACTCCGTGTCGGTAATTATCGACAAGAAGGACAAGGAGACGATCGATAAGATCAACGCGGCTTTTGAAAAGGCCAAAGCGGCAAGTGCGGCCTATTTTGGTGGCACGGTGCCTAAGGGCCTTAAAGGCGGCCTGCGTGACGGTGACGCTGAGAAGGACGACTCTGCGTACGAAAATGCGTTTTTCATCAACGCCAATTCCGTGCAAAAGCCCGGCGTTGTGGACGCTGAGTTGAACGCAATCATTGACCCAGAGGAGTTCTACTCTGGTTGTTACGGCCGAGTGTCTTTGACATTCTACGCGTACAACCAACAGGGCTCCAAGGGCATTGCCTGCGGTTTGGGTAACTTGCAAAAGTTGGAAGACGGCGAACGTCTGGGTGGTGGATCTTCTGCCGCCTCTGACTTCGCGGTCTAAGTAGGTTGGTGGTTTGTAGCCTATAAGCTACAAACCACCTATTTTGTTTAATATACTTAACATTTATCATGATCAAACTTGAATTCTCTGTTGACGAAGTCAACCAAATCTTGGGCCTGCTTGGCCGTCTACCCTTTGCTGACGTGAACATGACCATCATGGCCATCGTTGACCAAGGCAGACCACAGGCAGAGGCTTTAGAGGCCGCCAAAGTTGCTCAAGAGGAAACGAACGTTTCCACAGAAGAAACAGCGCAGTAATTTAAAAAGCTTGCTGTACCCGCGCCCATGCTTACCCGTGGGCTTTTTTGTCTCTGAAATATAATTAACTATAAAATGAACCAATACCAACAGTACATTCACAAGAGCAGATACGCCAAGTTCATGCCGGATCAAAACCGACGCGAGGACTGGAACGAAACCGTAAACCGCTACGTGAACTATGTTTTTGAAAAGACCCCCAAGCTTGATTCTTCAATGAAGCAAGACATCTTCAACGCCATCTCTGGCCATCACATCATGCCGTCGATGCGCGCCATGATGACCTCTGGAAAAGCCGCCGACCGTGACAACACCTGTGTATACAACTGCTCCTATCTCCCCGTGGACGACGTCAAGTCGTTTGACGAGGCCATGTTCATCCTGCTCTGTGGTACAGGTGTCGGCTTCTCTGTGGAATCTAAGTACACCAGCAAACTGCCCGAGGTGCCAGAGCGTTTGTTCGACTCACAGCACGTTATCAACGTGCACGACAGCAAAGAGGGTTGGGCCAAGTCATACCGCCTGTTGTTAGCCAACCTGTACGCCGGCGAGATCCCAAAATGGGACGTGAGCAAGGTGCGCGCCGCAGGAGCGCCTCTGAAGACCTTTGGTGGCCGTGCGTCGGGCCCAGAGCCACTGGTTGACCTGTTCCATTTCACAATCAAGATCTTTAAAGCCGCGCAGGGTCGCAAGCTCAACACGCTTGAGTGCCACGACATAATGTGCAAGATCGGTGAGGTTGTTGTGGTGGGCGGCGTGCGCCGTTCGGCCATGATCTCTTTGTCCGACCTGAACGACGAGCGCATTCGCTACGCCAAGTCTGGTAACTGGTGGGAGACCGCAGGCCACAGAGCACTGGCCAACAACAGCGCGGTGTACGACGTCAAGCCAACCGTTGGCACGTTCTTGGAAGAGTGGACGTCGCTGTACAACAGCCACTCAGGCGAGCGCGGTATTTTCAACCGTGAGGCCGCCAAGGCCGCGGTGGCCAAGTACGGCAAGCGTGACCCCAACTACGAGTTTGGCACAAACCCCTGCAGTGAGATCATCCTGCGCCCTTACCAGTTCTGTAACCTAACAGAGGTGATGGTGCGTCCGGAGGACACACTGGAGAGCCTAAAGCAGAAGGTGCGCATGGCGGCCATTTTAGGCACCATACAGGCCACGTTCACACACTTCCCATACCTGCGTAAGGTCTGGCAACGCAACACCGAAGAAGAGCGTTTGTTGGGTGTGTCGTTAACCGGCATCTATGACCACAAGGTCACGAGCAACCCAGACGGCGCCGCGTTGTGGTTGCCCCAGTTGCGCTTGGTTGCTGAAGAGGCCAACGCCGAGTTCGCCGACCTGCTTGGTATCCCACGCTCAACAGCTATTACAGCCGTTAAGCCTAGTGGCACGGTAAGCCAGTTGACAGACACGGCAAGCGGCATTCACCCACGCCACTCGCCCTACTACGTCCGCCGCGTGCGCGGTGACATGAAGGACCCACTGTCTCAGTTCTTGGTTACCCAAGGCATCCCCAACGAGCCCTGTGTGATGAAGCCCAACAACACGATCGTGTTCAGCTTCCCACAAAAGGCGCCAGAGGGTTTGACCACACGCGACGACATTGACGCGATTGACCACTTGGGTCTGTGGTTGACGTATCAGCGCCACTGG